CTAGCGGTGAGTGGCAGCCGGCACTTTTATCGCAAGCAGCAAGAGCAGGCTGAGGCGCTCGACTTTGTGCGCCTTTTGATGGCAGCACCGATCTCGCGCTGGTGCATCGAAAACCCGGTCAGCGTGATCAGTTCAGCCATCCGGCCGCCGGATCAGATTATTCAGCCGTGGCAGTTCGGTCACGGTGAGGTCAAGGCGACCTGTCTGTGGCTCAACAACCTGCCCAAGCTGACGCCAACGCAGTGCGTGCAAGGCCGTGAAGAACGGGTGCATCGCATGCCGCCAGGGCCTGATCGCTGGAAAGAACGCAGCCGCACCTATCAAGGCGTGGCAGACGCCATGGCTTTGCAGTGGGGCACAAGGCCATTGCCAGCACCCGTGCAGCAGCTTGATCTGCTGTCAACTCTTGCTAAGGCTGCCTAGCCCTATTGCCATAGGCTAGCCTAGTTGCTATATTGAACAAGTCAGGGGGCGACCCCACCGCACATCGACAAATGAAGTTCAAGACCGTCAAGGCGGTTCGTGACGCTCTGCACAGCAGAGGCGGATGGCTTGAAACCATTCGAGACACTGACCTGCCTGAGTACGCGCCTCATCTCACTTGGGATGAGAAGGGTTGGGAAAACGGGGTCTGGATCAGGCAGGAACTGCTTGATTGGGCCAACGCCAACCTTTGCTAATTCAGCTCCGCAAGGAGCTTTTTTAGTGCCTACTCGCCGCGTATCAGCCGCTAACTAGCGATGCCTAGCCCCTCCGGCTCCTATCCCGTGGCACTCTGTAAGGGTCGGGATGGCCTGAATACAACACCCGCAAGGGGAATCAAGGCAGGGCGTGCGGCCCATCGGAATCCCGGCACCCTACTCCTAGCCATTCCTTGACAGCTAGCGATGGCTAGCCTATGTTGATGCGTAAGGGGGCGACCCCACCGCACAACACTCATGCCTTCCCTCTGTCAACGCCTGCCGGACCTGCCCGCTGAGGGCACCGCCGAGCGTCACTTCTTTATCAATGCGCTTCGCAGCGATTGGTGCCACGACGACGACCTGCAAGACCTGCACGCGGCTTTCGCTGCAGACGGCCTGCCCTACACCCTTCAAACTCGTCCCGCCGCTGAACCCCTCACCGACGAAGACGACGCCAGCTGGGAAGACGCCTGCCTTAGCGCCGCTGAACGCAACCCTTCGCTTTGCCAGCGATGACTAGCACTAGCAAGCTGCAAGACCTTCTGGACGCCGCCGTTACCTCCGACCTGCACGAGGAAGACGCCATTGACTTCCTCGATGACCACGGCATCCCCTACGCCTCCCATAACCGCCTGTTCCTGTTGGAGCTCGCTTGGCGCAACGGCTGGAGGCCGGCCTCATGACCTTCTCAATCACCTACTTCTCCGCCCTTGATTGCGCGATCCGCCGCAAGGGCCACGAGGTCACACCAATTACCCAATCCCTCATCGCTCCCTCCACTTGGAACGCCTCACAGGTCGCTGAGGCCTTCCTGCGTAATCACCCCGGCACCGAAGTGCTCTCCTGCACCCCGCAGTCATGACCAATCCCACCCTGCCGCAATTCGTTCCCACACCCACTAGCCGCCGTGACAACCAACAACGACGCGACCAACGCCGACACCAGCAGCAGCTGCGCCGTCAACGCCGATCAGACGTTCTCCTTTTCATTTGGTCCTGCAGCCTCATCGCCTTGCTCGTTCGCCTTGCTTTCTCTTGATCAAACCCTAGAGACCATTGTTCAAATCAAACGCGAGGAGAAAGCCCTTGAGTCCAAAAAGCAGCAAGCGTTTGACCGCTTGGCTGCGTTGGTTGAAGCGGGTGAAGCAGAAGAGCAGATCGTTTGGAACGACTACAAAATCTCCCGTCGCATCCGTAAGACATACACCTTCCCCGATTACATCGAAGAGCAGCGCCGGCAATTCAAAGCCGCCGAACAGCTATCGCTCGCCATGGGCGAGGCCACGGTGACCATCACTCGCTTCTTTGATGTCCGCTCTATCTGATAACCCGCCTCATGGTATGCAGCCCTGCCATTTGGTCTCCCTCACCGGTGCCTTCCTTACCGTTAACGGCACCTTCTCATCAGACCCCTCTCAAGCTCTCACCGCTGAGCGCTGGCGCATTGAACGCCTCCAAGCGCGTGTCAACGCCGCCACCATCGTCATCCGTGCAGCCTGACGCCCTCACCTTCAACGTCCAAGGCATGGAGCCCGCTACGCAAGGCTCCAAACGCGCCATGCCTAACGGCATCCTCCTCGAAACCAACAAACGCCTGCGCCCTTGGCGATCACACATCACTGACGCCGCTCTCCAAACCAATCATCCCCTCACCACAGCTCCCGTCTCCATCACCATCACCTTTAGGTTCCTCAGACCTAGGTCACACTTCAACAAATCAGGCCTCTCCTCCAAAGCTCCATCTCACCTCACCTCCAAACAAAAAGGTGACATTGACAAGCTTTCCCGTGCCATCCTCGATGCCCTTACTGGCTCGCTTCTTTACGATGATTCGCAGGTGGTTCAGCTTTCCGCCCACAAGCGTTACATCTGCCCCGGTGAACTTCCCGGTGCGCTTATCACCATTGTTCCCCTGGCGGCAAACTAATCAAAGTCACCGGGCCCCATCTATGGAACCCTGGTCCCTCGTCGCTGAACACCCCAACACCGGTGAGCCTTTTGGAATCGTCATGCAAGACGACTCCACTCTCGCTGAAGCCGAATACATCGCCAGGCAACTCCTTAGTACTTTTAACCTCACTGGCCTTTACGTGCCAGCCTCCGCCAAACACGAGCGTCACGGGCACTACCTCTTCACCTTTATCATTCATCCTGAAAAAATCTCACGCCTTGGCTCCATTTGGGCTGAGTCCCTCCATGACGCTGGCCTTCGTCTGACTGTGCTATCCACCGAAGCCACCCTTTTTATGCCGGCCTCCGGCTAAGCTCTGGCCATGGCAAAAAAGAGCACGAACGTAGAAATCGATGAGCGGGTCAACGCTGTCTACGGCCTGCTCTTGAAGGCTTACAGCCGTACTCAAATCGTTCAATACTGTTCGGAAAACTGGAATGTAGGCGAACGTCAGACCGAAAATTACCTGGCGCGCGCTCGTCAGTTGATGCAGCTCGATGCTGAACTCGAACGCCCCCAGTGGCTAGTAGCTGCAATCGCTCGCCTCACTGAATACGAACGCCGCGCTTCTGCCTCTAATCAGCTCAGCATTGCCCTTAAAGCCTTGGAATATCAGGCCAAGCTGTTGCGCTTTGAGATGTCCAGCTGATGCCATCGCTGCTCGCTGGTCTCTGCAAGCCTGAGCCCATAACGGCCTTCTTGGATCCTGCAGCCACACCTGCAACGCCTTTGAGCTTTTACGACTGGCTTAAGCAGGTCTCCCCCGATGACTGCTGGGATTGGCCCCACCTCGTCTACATCCGCAAGTACCTCGACGCCATCACCACTGGCACCATTAAGCGCCTGATCGTTACCGTTCCCCCGCGTCACGGTAAAAGCCATCAGGGCACCATCCGTTACCCCGTCTATCGCCTGGAGCAAGACCCCTCCCAGCGCGTAGTCATTGCCGCCTACTCCCAAACGCTTGCCAATACCTTCAGCCGCCAAGCCCGTCGCATCGCGGCGCAGCGCATGGAGATCTCGTCTGATCGCAAGGCCGTTGAGCAGTGGGAGACACCGGCCGGTGGTGGCCTCCGCGCTGTTGGTGTTGGCGCCGGCATCACAGGTCTTGGAAGCTCACTGACCTTGATTGACGACCCAACAAAATCCCGTGAAGAGGCTGAGTCCGAGGCCTACCGCGAACGTGTCTGGAACTGGTATCGAGACGACCTCTACACCCGTCTTGAACCCGGTGGTGCTGTCGTTCTCACCATGACCCGCTGGCATGAAGACGACCTAGCCGGACGCATCCTTAACTCCGCAGACGCCGACTCCTGGACCGTCGTTAACCTCCCAGCCATCGCTGAAGATAACGACCCCCTAGGCCGCGAGCCTGGCACGGCCCTCTGCCCCGAGCGCTACGACCTCGATGCCCTGCAAGATCGCCGCCGTGTGCTTGGTGAATACGGCTTTAACGCCCTGTTTCAACAGCGCCCCTCACCACCCGCCGGTGGCCTGTTCAAACGCTCCTGGTGGCAGACCTACCGCGAACAACCCACCTTTGACCGCATTATCACCAGCTGGGATCTCACCTTCAAAGACGGCCCTAAAACTGACTTCGTGGTTGGCCTAGTGATCGCTCAGAAAGGCGCTGCCTTCTACCTGCTCGACTGCATCCGTGATCGCCTGGACATTACTGAAACCATCCCCGCCATCGTCAACACCTTTAACCGCTACAAACCTATTGCCACCGTCGTTGAAGACAAGGCCAACGGCCCTGCCGTGATCTCCATGCTGAAGAGCAAGATCCCTGGCCTGATTGCCGTCAACCCCCAAGGCGGGAAGTTTTCCCGTGCTGCAGCCATCTCCCCAATGATCGAAGCCGGCAACGTCTACCTGCCGGAGCGCAGCAGTTGGGCATCAGCCTTAATTGAAGAGGCCGCCGCCTTCCCCAACGCCGCACACGATGACCAAGTGGACGCGCTCAGCCAAGGCTTGGCCTGGTTGCGTTCACGCCCTGCCATCAGCACTAGCGCTGCCGTCAGCTACGGCCAGGGGGCCATCTGGTGATCGTGATGGCTAGGGCTCGCCAGCGCAAGTGCCCGGAGGGTCAGCTCAGCTTTGCCTTTGACACCCTGCCCGATGCGCCGTGGCAGCCAGCTGCTCTGCCCACGGCAGTGCTCAAACCCAGCAAAGCATCCACTGATCGGCCGGTCACACTCCTGTACAAGGAAACCTGCCCGCGTAAGCGGCGCGCAGAGGAGCGCATGGTGCAGAAGCACATCCCGCTGCTGAAAGCAATCATCCAGCAGCAGTTTCACAAATACCGCTGCATTGAAATTGATGAGCTTTTTGCTCTGGGCTTGATTGGCTTGCTCAAGGCCGTTCGCCGCTACGACCCCAGCACCGGCTTTAAGTTCAGCACCATCGCCCTGCCTTTCATCCTTGGCGAGTGGCGCCATTACATACGCGACCACAACTTCTGGCTTAAAGCCCCAGGCACCGTGCGTCAGCGAGGTATGCAAGCGCGGCGCCTGTTGGAACGCGGCGAAACCATGGAGCAGGTCTGTCAAAAGCTCGGCGTTAGCACCGATCAGCTCAAGCTTGACCTGCGTGCCACCGCTGGTATGGGGCACGAGCTCGGGAACTTTGACCTGCACAACAGCGAGGACGAGATGGATGCTGGTTGGTTGTAAGCACTGGCGGCAATTTCAGAGCACGGAAGAGAAACACATGGATGGACGGCAGGCCTGCCCTTGACGGCGATCTCTTTGATGCGCCAAACCTGCCGACCTGGAAGCATCCGGTGCTGCGTGATGTAGAGCCCGATCTCCAGCTGTTGGTTGACTGCTGGCTAGGCCTGCGCGGCAGGGAAGCCACCTACTTGTCGCAGGAAACCAAAGAGCCCGACCGTGCCTATCGCTCGCGCCTGGCACGCGCCACATATGTGCCGAGCTTTCGTAAGGCCATCGAAGCGATGAGTGGCATCCTGTCGCAATTCACCCTTACCGATCTGCCCCTCTCGATTGAGCAACAGCTCGATGACGTTGATCAGCTGGGCAACAACCTCACCGCCTTCTTAGCCATGGCCGACAGCCTGGCCATGCGGGATGGCGGCTGTGCCGTGATGGTGGAGATGCCACAGCAGGTGTCGGTGCTGTCTGAGGCCGATCGTATTGCCCTTGGCCGCAACCCCTACTTAGTGCTGCTGGAGCGCCGCAACATCCTCAACTGGCGCACCGAATACATCGCAGGGCAGGAGCGCTTAGTGCAAGCCACCGTGCTGGAGTGGCGCGAGGTGGAGTCCGGCAGCTTTGGCTTCAGCATGGAGCCATTCTTCCGTGTGCTCACGCCAGGCGCCTATCAGGTCTGGCAGGTCAACAGGCAACTGGGTGCCACCCAAAAGCTGCAGCTGGTGGAGGAGGGCTTCAACAGCATCGAAGACGTGCCGTTGGTTTGGTATAGCCCGCAGCCGCAGCGTTGGGGGCATGGCCTGCCGCCGTTCCGTGAGCTGGCGCTGCTGACCCTGCAGCATTACCGCAGCCGTTCAGACCTTAACGAGCTCCTGCACCGTTGCGCCCTGCCGGTGCCGGTGCGCCGTGGCGCGCTGCTGATGGACGGCCAAACCCCACCGCCCTTGGTGATTGGCCCCAACAGCGTGGTCGATGTGCCTGTCGATGGGGATTTTCGCTTTGCTGAGCCCTCGGGCAGCAGCCTGCAACAGCAGCAGGAGCACCTGCTGCACATTGAGAAGCTGATCAATAACGAGACGCTGGCGTTCATGAGCGGCCAGGAGGCCGTCACAGCCACCCAGGCGCGGCTGCAGGCCGGGCAGGTGCAAAGCGGCTTAGCCCTGGCAGGGATGCAAAAGGCCAGCCTGTTTGAGCAGATCCAATTCCTGTGGTGCAGCTACACAAACGAAGAGCCGATGGGTCACCTGCAGATCGCCGCCCAGGCGCTGGAGAGCAAGTTGGATTCGCAGCAGGTGGCGCAGATCAAGGCGCTTGCCGATGGCGGTTACCTCAGCAAGTCCACCACCTTGGATCTGCTGCAGCGCGGTGGGGTGCTGCCGATCGACTTTGACGTAGAGCAGGAGGTGCTGGATGTAGATGGCCTGCAGCAGAGCCAGCTGGAGGCACAGGTGGAGCGCGACCGGCTACTGCTGGAAGCCGGTGTAATGACGCCCCCGGCCAACATCCTGCCGGGTAGCTGATGGATCCAGCCGAAAGCTGGGAGCGGCTTAGTAATGCCCTGTTGGGCCCCTATGAGCGCGACATCGTAGAGGGCCTTACTGGCGCCTATCGCGCCTTAGAGGGTCGCATTGAAACGGCCTACAAGCGAGCGCAGGAGGGTGGCGATGTCTTTCCGCTGCGGCGGTTGTTGATCCTGAGGGAGCAGTTAGGCCAAGAGCTGCAAACGCTGCGCCTACCGCCGGAGTTGCAGTTGACCGTTGCCAAGGCCCTGCTGGATGGGCGGCAGGCTGGTGGCCTTTGGGGCTTGGCGCAGCTCAACAGCGTGCAGCAACAGGCAACGGCGCAAAGCACCGAGCAGGTGGCGGAGTTGTTTGCATCGGCTACCGCCAACCCGGAGGGGATCTTGACCCCGGCGATGGCGCAGCAAAACCCCTCGGCATTGCTGGCAGCAGCGCAACGGCAGAACGCCTTAAGCGGTTACGCCGCAGGCGCCACGGGCAGTCAGGCGTTTGCCTCACTGAACCGCCTGGTGGAGGTGGACCTGCGCGGGCGGATCATCGGCGCAGTGGAGTTTCACCTAGCCCAGGGTGACAGCTGGCGGCAGCTAAGCGGCACCCTGAAGCAGTCGTTGGCATTGACCAGCAGCCGCGCCCAGGTGATTGCTCGCACGGAGATGGCTGCCGCGATGCTGGAGGGCACCAAGATTCGGTATGAGGCGGAGGGCATTCAGCAGGTGCAATGGCAGGCGGTGGGCAGTAGCCGCACATGTGGCTATTGCGCCCCTCGTCACGGGCGGGTGTATCTGCTGCGGGAGGTGGTGATACCAGCGCACCCAAACTGCAGATGCACAGTGTCGCCCTGGGATCCACGTTGGCTTGAAGTAGGGCTGGTGGATCTGCAGGAGGAGGCCAAGGCACGGGCGGAGGTGCTGGCGGAATTAAAGGCAGCGGGGAAAGAACCAATCGACAAGCCGAGCCCGTTTGAGAAAGCGCTGGGGCTAAAGGCAGCACCGAAACCGCTCTGGACCCCGCCGCCTGTTGAAAGTGCTGCAACAAACAAAAGACTTAATAAAAAAAATGCGCTCAGTCCTGCTGAGCAGCTGGATCTTGTTAATCAAAGGCTTAAAAAGCTGGACGCCCAATCGCCATGGAAATATGACAATCTTAAAAAGACTAATAAGCAGTTTGCGGAATATGAAAGCGAAATGTTGCGTATAAGTAATTTGTTTGCAAAACAGGGATTTAGAGAGCCGAAACTTGAAGCGCGTCTTGACGAGCTTGAGCAGCTCATGGATGACATGCAAATAAAAGCTATGCAGCCCTACAAAAAACTAAAAGAGCGAAGAGGGTATTTGCAGCGTCAAATTGATTCGCTAGAGCAGGCAGCCAAAATCAAAGAGCAGGCTGCCCTGATTGAAAAGGCCAAAGATTTTGCACCAAAACTAGGCAAGAGCGTTGAAGCAATTATTCAAGCTAACTTCTCTGTCGCCAATGCCACTGCACAGGCTGGCCTAAAAACTGCTGACATAACTAAAGCATTTGAGTCACTGATGGCGCAGCCAGGTGAAGCAGGTAAAAACGCCAGGGCAATGCTTCAGTTTGTGGAGAAGAGCGGTACAACGGTGCACTTGACAGGAAAGATGACACCAGCTGAAAGATGGGAAGTGTTTATGAAAAGCGACCAGCTTAAGGCTGCAGTTCTTCGACAACGAACGGGGCAGGGTGCAGACTTTATCGGCGCTAAATTAAGGAAGAAAATAGCAGGCGAAAAAATCCACGAGCACTATGAATCTCAAATTGACAAATACATAAAGCGATTCATGCTGCCGCCGGCAGATGCCAATGGCCAGGCTTTCAAGAACTACAATTTTGTTTCTGTCAAAAGAGGAGACCTGTTAAAAGGGCAGGCCTTTTCTGCCAAAGACTTAGCGGATCATGTCTCTAAGGTCTTGCAGAAAATAGAAAACGGAGAGGAGGTGTGGTCTTTCAGCCATGCTGACGAGCGGGCCGCTAGAAGCGTTATGTCAACGCTTATTCATGAAATCGGGCATGTCGTTCAATTTATGGATGAGACAAAAGATGATAAGCTTGGCATCAGACTCCGTGCGGACAAAAAACTCACCACGTACAGTGGTACAAATGACCTAGAAGCCTTTGCAGAAGGATTTGTCGCTTTTGTTACCCAGCCTGCAACCCTTAAAAAAATGCGACCTAAGCTTTATGATCGAATCAGACGCAGCCTTTATGAGTATTTAGAATCATGAACACGCCGCTATTGGAAGAGGCTCTCAGGGTCGCCAGTGCTGAAAAGTTTTCGGCGGCTCGATTCAGGCAGCTCAAATATTTGTACGATCAAGCCGACACAACTGAACGGAATAAAATCACAGAGTTGGTGGAAGTTTTTTTGGTTCTAGCTGAAACAGATGAAGATTTTGATGCGGTGAATGACATTTGGCCTGTATAAGCCATGGCAACCTAAGCAAAAGGTGCCGCCATGCCCTGGCTTTCCAC